CGGAGCGCAGATGGGCCGAGTGCGTGGCCTCGGTGACGAAGAACGTAGAGTCCGCGACGCGGATTGAAACGAAGAACGCGCTCCGGTAGTTGCTCTGGTTGGGGCACGAGTTGGTCGGCGCGCTCTCGGCCGCGAGTTGCGCGACGATGTTGTTGGTGAAGATGGTTTGATCGACCCAGCCAGGCCAACTGGTGTCCCCGTTGACGACGCCAGAGCCATTGTCTACCCCGACGATGGTGTTGTGGTCGAGGTAGTTTCTGCCGCGCGCCTGAAGGATCGAGAGCCCATTTGCGCGCCCGACCCAGATGTTGCGGCGCCCCGTGAAGGTAATCATGCCGTCTTGGAAGATCGCCGGGCAGCCCTTCACCTTGAAGTAACACGAGTCCACGATGTTCCCGGAGCAGCTCTTGCCGATGCTCCCGGAGCCCGAGAGTTGAATGTTGCAGGTCCCGGGGCCTCCTTGGAAGATCGTGTCCGAGACCATGCGGTTCAAGAGCGAGGAGTCGCGCAGGATGAGCGCGCCCCAGCGGCCACCGACCAGGTTGTTGGTGATGTCCCAGCGGTTGCCGCGCCACAGCGAGTGCAGCATTCCGTAGTGCTCGCGGGCGTGCGAGGTCGGGTCCCCACTCGCTTCGAGCAGGACGGTGAACTTGTTGAACATGTAGGTCGAGGAGTCCTGATACGACTTGAGCGAGGCGTTGCCTGGGGTCCCCGTTACCACGCCGCTCATCATCACATTTCCGCCGCCGGTGTAGCCGACGCCGAGGCGATCCCAGATGTTCGAGAAGAAGCTGTTGCCGATGGCGTACTGGATATTCGTGCGGGCGATCCAGAAGGTCGGCGAGTGGAAAATGTTCCGCGCGAAAACGTTGTAGTCCGGGCCAGCGAGCTCAAAGGTCCCGTCGACGATGCAATCCATCAGCGAGTCCCAGCGGCAGGCGTTGCCGATGCTGAGGCCGCTGCGGAACTCGACCCCGCGGATCGACAGCGCAGAGTCCGTGAGCGTGACCGCCGGGGCGATCTTCACGAGACTCGGGTTCGTCACGTCGCCGTAGTAGTGCACCCACTGGCCGGCCACCATCGGCAGGAGTGGGTTGGGCGCGATCAGGTAGTTGCCGGGGCGCATGAACACGTTGTCGCCGCCGACCGCGAGCAGGTTGGGGACCGCGATCGGACACGGCGCTCCGGCGGTGCAGGCCGTGCCGGTGCCGGTGGCTGAGACGTAGTAGTCGGTGGCGTGAGCCGGGAGCGCGCTCGCGAAGAGCAGCAGAGCCGAGCAGATCACGAGCCACCAGCGCGGGCGCGTCATCGTGTTGCCCTCATCGCTGCGAGCCGACGCCGACGGCTCTTGGACGGTTTCCCAACCCGGGCTGGCAGGCTGGCGTAGTCCACGCCCTTGTTGAAGTCCTCCAATTGCGACTTCGTGATCTCTCCGCGCTGGTAGAGCGCGCCCATCTTGCGGAACTGGGCCTGCGACACGGAGGGCACATCAATCGCCGTAGGCCGGGTTGACGCCGCGCTTCTTCTCCATCGCGATCTCGGCGCGTCCCTTCGGGCCGCCGCCGCGCGCTCGTTCGAGGCGCCGCTCGGCACCGCTGGTGCGCAATCCGGCGAGCGCCTTCCGCCGGCCACCGCGCAGGAGGCGCGGGTTCTTCTTCTTCGCGCCGATCTTCGCCTTCACGGCTGCGAACCCCGGATGGCTACCTTGCGCCGCCATTCCTCGATCCTCCTGCGCCCTTCGCCGACGCTGCTGCTGCCTGCGCCTGCTGCATCCGCGCCATCGTCACGCGCTGCTGCACCGCGCCGCGATCTGGATAGTCAAGGTCCTCAAGAAGTGCACTGCCGTCAATCACACCCATCTGGTAGAGCTGCATGTCGAGGTCGCGGCGGTCCTGCCGACCCTGCGCCGTGCCGCTGCCTTCGGCCCAGCGGATGTCGAAGTCCTCGGGGTCCAAGTCCTCCGGGTTGATCCACGCGTCGGTGCCGTCCTCGCCCTGGTAGTAGAGCGCGTCCTCGCTCTTCATCGCGTCGGCGCACATCATCTTCTTGAGCAGCAGCGCGCCGAACTCGAGCAGCGCCGGACCCTTGGCGTTGGCGCGCGCGGCGGCTCCTTCCTGGAGTCGCCGGATCGCGGCGGCGGCTTCGATACCGGTCGGGCGCTGCCCGAGCAGCGCGTCGGGTTGTCCCGAGATGATCTGCATGTCCATGCGCCGCGTGGAGCGCATCTGGAAGTGCGCCTCGGCGACGCCCTGCTTCTGGAGGTACTCCATCACGGTGCCCTGCGGCACGCGGATGATCTCTCCACCGTCGACGCCCGAGCGGTCCTGCAACACGCCGCGCACGCCCGTGACCTTGATCGGCGGATTGCCTGTCAGTTCAAGGTCGCGTGAGATGAGCGCGTCCTGCCGGTTGACCGCGCGCTGGAGCGGGATCACGTCGTCGAGCTCGCCCTTGGCGTAGAAGCGTCCGCCCTGCTCGTAGTCGCGCCCGATCACGAGCGGGACACCGCCGAGGCAGACGTCCACCGGCATCGGCGGGCCGAGCACCTTCCCGTTGTTGAGCATCGGGATCATCCGCCAGCCGGACTCGCAGCACGGCTCCTGGGTGGTGTGGATGCCGCCGTAGCTGACCGGACCCGCATCGCTCTGCTCGGTCCAATCGCCGACGTACTTGACCGGCATGGTGGTGTAGTCGCGGCAGAAGAGTTGGACCAGCATCGCGCTCTGCCCGAACTGCATGTAGGAGCCGGTGTCGGCGACCCAGTGCGCGGCCTGCGTCGCGGTGTCGCCCTCCTTCACCGCCACCAGTCCGGGCGAGACGATCTGCGGGTGGCCGTAGCGCATCCCCGCTTCGTAGTAGTCGATGTAGGGGCGGATGAACACCTCGTAGCTCGGCGAGGCCACGTTGTCGGGCTGGATGTCGGCCGCCGCCTGCGGGTAGAGCGCACGCAGTTTCGCCACCGGGACCGGCAGCGCGATGATGAAGAACTCCATCGTCGATTCGTCGACGGCGCCGGGGTCCGGGTAGAAGTCGAACGGCGAGAGGTGGCGCGGGACCGCGTTGCCGCGACCGTCCCAGCCGATCATCGTCGGGCTCCATCCGAACTTGAGCAGGTCGCGCACCGACAGGCGGAAGATGCGGTCGAACCCGCAGGTGTCCATCTTGTAGGTCGCCCACCCACGGATGCGATCGAGACGCCCCGGCGCGAGTGACCGGCGTGCCACCGGCTCAGGGCGCGGGCGCGTACCAGTCAGAATCGACCAGGGCGTCTCGACGGTCGAGAAACAGAAGTTCGTCACCGGGTTGTGCTTGTGGTCCCAGGCGTTCTCGTAGTGGAACCCGGCCCAGAACAACTCGCAGAGCTTGAGCCGCGCGGTCTCGCCGCGCTTGGCCTCGAACGCCATCTGCCACTTCTGCTGCACCCACGAGGCGAGCGCGGTGTCGTCGCTGCCGAGGTGTCCGTAGGGCGGCACCGCCGGGACGTGGCGCTCGTAGCCGACGAACTGCTTGCCGCCGCCGAACTCGAACAGCCGCGCGCCGCCGTTCACGGCCACAGCCCTTTCCGGCGCAACTGCGTCTCCATCGTCGAGCCCTTCACCGGCTCCCAGTCCTTCGTGCCGTGCTTGCGCTGGAGTTCGCGGAAGTGGGAACCGCTGCGCACCGGTTGATCGAAGGTCATCGAATAGTGGGCGGGGATGTCGTTGCGCGTGGCGACCGACCATCGCGGCGTGAACACGACGAGGCGCGCGGTCCGGTCGCAGGTGTAGCAGGTCCGATCAGGATTGAGGCGCTCCGCCTCGCCGCGGGTCGGGTGCGGGCCGTGCTCGTGGCCGCGGCGGCAGCGCCACGCGAACTGGGGTCGGCCGGCCGGGGCGCCGTGGAACAGGACGTCGTCGGGCATCTCAGTGGACCGTCCCGCGCACCGTGCGCGCGAAGTCGTTGATCGTCCGTCGGTATGCGGACGCGACCGCCATCATGTCGCGGCCGTCGAGGCAGGGAACGTGGATGCGAAGCTGCGGCGCGTGCTTCCCGCGCAGGCCGTAGGTGCCGCTCGCTGGATCGCCGGGAGCCACCGGGAAGCCGCACAGGAAGCACTCCGAGAAACCTTCCTGGTCCTCGCTGCGGGCGTCGTCGAACTCGCGCTTGCCTGCCACCCGGCTACCTCATCCCGCCGAGACCGAGGCGGCGCTGCCGCTGTTCCTGTGCGAGCACCTGATCCTCCATCGCCAACACTTCTTCGCAAGAAAGTCCGGTCCGGTCAATCGAGACGCGGTTGGCGTTGGCCGGATCGCGCTCCATCAGCATCCGCAAATCCTCGGCCGTGGCGCGCACGGTTTCCTCCGGCAGCGGCTCCAGCGGCGCCTTCATCGAGCCGCGGTGCGCCATCAGGCAGAGCGCGAACGCGATCAGCAGGTCCTTCTCGGCCCCCGACTGCGCATCGGCCTTGCCGTCCACGTAGACCAGCGATTGCATCTGCTGGACGAGGTGCGGACACGGGAGTTTGCCCATCCGCATCCGCACGAACTTCCGCAGCGTGTTGAACAGATGCTCGCGGTTCCGCTGCGTTGAGAGGTAGCCCGGCTTCTGCGTCACCTCCCCGCTCACCGTGTCCTCGCTGACCTTGCGGTAGTAGAGGTTCGGGTAGCCGAGCGAGATCACCGTCTCGTGGAACAGGATGCCGTGGTTGTTGGCCTCGTTGATGATGAGCGCGTCCCGGAAGTGCTTGGCGAGGTCGACGGCGTGGCAGGCGAGCAGGTCGGGAGGCGTGCGCCCGTACCAGGTCGCCACGAGGTCGAGCGTCATCTGGTCGAGCACGGCGAGCGGCGAAGCGTCGGAGCCCGGGTCGCCTTCGGAGGGGTCGGCCCCGATCACGTAGCTGTGGCGATCGAGCGGCTCCGCGAAGATCCGCAGCCGCCCGCGGTCGTGCACGATGATGGTCGGGACGCCGACGCCGGGCGGGTCGGACTCGATCTCCGAGCGTGCCGCCAGCGTGTTCTTCCGCACCGACTCGGCGACTTTCTCGGTGTAGTGGAGCACCGCCTCGGTGTCGAACGCCGGCCGGCCCGAGAGCAGGAACGCCTCCTGCGGCGTGTTGTGCGTGAGGATGCCGTTGGCCGAGAACTCGTGATCCGGCTCAACGGTCAGGTCGTAGGTGGCCTCGTGTCCATCGGGCCGGACACTGCCGACGTGATCCGTGAGGGTCATCGGAAAGCGCGGGCGGCCAACCGCAGAGGGTGCCGCTGGCCGCATGGATCGCTTGCGGACGCCGACGAACCCGATGTGCTCGTGGAAAGCCTCCGACGCCGACTTCGTGAAGTTGAGGGCGTAGGAATAGTACGGATTACCGGAGCCCGACTTCTTCGTGCTCGCGCGCAAGGACGTGGGGATTCCGAAGCCGAGCACGAGCAACTGAACCTCGCGTGCGAACGCGATTTTGGACGAGGACCATGTCACGTCGTGGCCGCGCGCCGAGCCGTCCGCCTCGAACAGCCCGCGCAGAAACTCTCTGACGATGTAGCGCGGGGATCGCCAAATCGCCTCTGGAACATGGATGTTCCGGCGGTACATGTCGTGCCCGGCGTGTGATCCGACGACGCCAAGGCGTGCCAGCGTCGGACGAGCAGCGACGCAACCCAGACGAACCTCGATCGCGCCCTTCCTGCCCTGCACGCGCGCAATGTTCCGAGTCGTCGGCTGACCGATGAGGTTGCGGACGAGGCGGCACACATCTTCGACGACATCTTGGTCCTTCGCGTCGCAGACCACGGAGAGCGTTCCGGCGTACCACGAGCCATCCCCCATGAAGTATCCCAACAGCCGCGCCCAATCCCGACCGATGCGCACCGAAGTCTCGTTCCCCGGGATCTCGGACCACCGCTGCGTGTATGGGGTCGCGGCGAATCGCGGGGGACGGAGGGTGATTTCCTGCCCGGGTTTGAGTCTGCTCAGCCACACGAAACCGTCCGGCGTGTGGATCGGATGATCGTGCGTACCGCGCAGGACTCGCCCGGCCGCCGTCGTCAGTAGGAAAATCGGAGAGGTCGGCTGCGGGCCACCGGCGACAATCGGACCTGACTCGGTCTCGGTGGCGGCCAACGACTCAGAGATCGGCAGGATGCCTTTCTCTGTGGAGACGCGCACCTCTGCGGTGAGGCAGGCGGGATACTCCTGCCCGAACTTTTCCTCGTCGCCATCGAGGTTCGAGTTGATGCACCAGCGGCGCCAGCCGAGTTGCTCACCCGTCAGGCCGAAGCGGTCGGCGAGCCGCACCTCATCGGTCGTGAGCTTCCCGGGTCCGCGGTGGCGCTGATACTCCTCGTGGTCGAACCACGCGACGAACACCGGAGTCCAGCCCTTCTCTTCGAGCGGCACGTCCTTGTCGAGCGCGAGCCCGGTGGCGCGTGTCCAGGTGCGGTGGAACTTGTTACCGACGCCCTTCGCCGTGCTCTCGATCACCACCAGCGAGTCGACCTGCATCGGCACGGTCTGCATCACCGCGACCAGCGTTTCCTCGGGCTGGTCGTACATGGCGAACTCGGACAGGTGGACGTACTGCGCGACGTAGCCACGCGGGTCGCCCTGAACCTCGACCTGCATCCGCGAGCCGTTGCCGAACTCCATCTCGTGCACGGTCGCCAGCTTCCGCTCCGGCTGAATCTCGGCGGCCAGCATCCGGTAGAAGGTGCGGCTCATGCGGAAGAGCACGCGCGACGACTTGAGGTTGTGAGCGAGCACCAACGCCGACCGATTCGCGCAGGTCAGGCAGGCGTGGAAGAGGATCGCCTCGATCAGAGTGCTCACTCCGACCTGCCGGCTCTTGAGCACGATCAGGCGCGGGGGCACCCCCGCAGCGCGGAGGCGGCGGACCTCCTGGAGGATTTTGCGCTGCGTGGTGTTGAGGACGAAGGGGACGATCTGCCCGGTCTTGGTGACGATTCTCAGGCAGTCGCGGCAGAAGTCCTCGAAGTGGGTGCGGTAGTAGCCGAGGTCGCGCGCGTCAGGCTTGGGGCTCGTCTCCGGCTGCGGCGGTGGATTCGCCGTGCTGACGGCCGACGGACTGGGCGCGGCGAACGAAGCCCGCGCGCTCGAAGCCGCTGAGGAGTTCGCCGAGCGCTTCGGCGATGGCGACTTGCCCGGCAATGATGGCCTCCTTGTTGGCGGTGGATTCCGCCTTCAAGGATGCGATGGCCTCAGCGTTCCCGTCCAGCGCGGCCCGGCATTCCTGCGCGACGTTGCCTGCCGCGTTGGCGATCTCGGCGACGGCTTTCGCGGCGTTGAGATAGGCTTCGGCGGCGAGCCAGCCACAGCGGTATCCGAGCGCGAGCAGTGAGATCATCGCGACGACGGTGCCGAGCGTGGTGAGGAAGAGGCTCACGGCTCCTCCCGCTGCGGAATGCCCATGCTCTTGAGCAGATCATCGGCGGCAGAACCCGGAGTCGGCATATTCGCGAACTCCGAATAGTGCCGCCACCATGCGTTCGGTCCGGCTCCGGTCGCCTGGGTGAGCGCGTCGGCGAACATCTGGCCGTGCCGGTTCGTCTCGTCGAACGAGGCCATACGCCGCTCCGGTTCACGGCGCATCGAGCACAGTGGGCAAACGCAGCACAGTGGGTGACGGTCGAATCCGTCAGAGAACTGACCCGCACGCCAGCGTTCCACCATCCGACACGCCTCGCACTGGCACTGCGCTCCGTGAGTGGTCACACTTCCTCCACGGAAAAGGTCCGGGCGAAACGTTCGGCCCAATGGCGTGCTGGCGCCCCTCCGCCGGAGTAGAAGGATCCGATCAGGCGCGGATCAGGGAGACCGGGCGTGAGGAAGAACACTTCCGATCCGCGCACCTCAACTGCGCAGCCCCCCCGGGTCTCGATCGTAAGCGTTTCGTGTCCGGGTCGGAGCGGATCATGTATCACGTCCCCTCCACGAGGAATGGATCGCGCCACTCGGGGGCGGGCGCAGGTTTCGGCACCAGGCGCACGCCGAGGCTCTTGAGTTGCGCGCGCATCCGGTCGTAGCGCTCGCGGTCGATGATGCCCCGTGCCGGGGCGCCCGACGGAGCGAGAATCACCGGGGGCGCGACCGGAGGATCAGAGAAAAGAATGAGCTGGGGCGCATCTCCACCGCCTTCGCCAGCCGCACCACCACGCTCATCCGCAGGTCCGGCTGCTGCCGCAGCCACCACGCCTGCCCCCACGTCAGCCCCGCTCGGCGCAGCGCCTCCGACTTGCTCATGCAGGAGCTCCGGCCGCGTGATCGAGCGGATGTGGGCTGCGGCGTCCTGCCGGGCGAGTTGCTCAACCTCTTCCGCGCTCGGTCCAGAGCCAACTCCCAGGCAGCCTTCGACGGGGCAGCCGTCCTTCTCCTTCCGCCGCGGGTTGATGCCGTGGACCGGGCACGAGAAGAAGTCGGGCGAGTGCGCCTCGGCGTGGCAGACCGAGCAGATGCCGCCGATGGCCGGGACGCCGCGCTCGTTGACGAGGCGAACGACGCCGTGGATCTTGCAGATGTTCCACGTCGCGTCCGGGAGTTCGTCGCCTTTGAAGCGGTCATCCACGGTGCTCCTCCGTCATGCGGACCACTCTAGCGCTCAAGAGTGGAGCGCGTCAACGCTCACGATGCCCTCCGCCGTTCCGGCCAGCGCACGAAGCCCTCGGGCAACGGCGGCGCCAGCACCCGCGCCAGCCGCGCGTTCTCGTCTCGCAGCGACACCATCTCGTGTCTCATGTTGGTGATCTCCAGGAGCAGGTCACGCTCGCGTTTGGCCGCTGCGTTGCTGACTTCGATCAGCCGGTGGCGGAGTTCTCGTTCCGTCGGTGTGCCGCGTGAATCGTGCTCAGAGCGCTCACGGGCGAAGGCGATGCTCGCGAGCCGCCGGACTTCAGCCCGCCGGTAGTTGCGCGTCGCCACCGGGTGCTCCGTCGACCGTGGCCGGGTGACTCGCACGCACCGTGAGGAACCCTGGCCGCTCGACTCCCCACCCGAGCTGCCACCCACGGTGCGCGAGAATCACCGACATCGGCAGCGAGATGCCGCCGCCGGCGTGCAGCACCAGCGGCGCCTCGCTCGACAGCGACGCCACCGCCGCGAGGAAGGCGATGATCTCGTTGTTCGCCTCGGTGTGACCGCCCTCCGGCTCAGGCGGATCGTGGTCGCGGCACTCCTCGAGCCAGGTGAATCCGCAGGCCGCGCAGCCGCGGTGGATGTGGGGCTGCGGTGCCTCGCACGCCATCGCGCGTTTCGTGCTCGCTTCGCCGCAGTAGCAGAACTCCTGCCGTGCGCAGCCGCACTTGGGGCAGGCGCCTCCGGTGGCGTTGAACGCGAGGACGCCAGCGCGCTCGGCCGCCTCGGCGATGCGGAGGATGCGCTGGCTCGCGATCTTCGCGTCGTGCCCCACGGTTAGAGCCTTGCGAGCGCGTTTTCGGCGTCGCCGATCGCGACGGCGAGAACGTTGCGCGTCTCTTCGAGGATGAACACGAGATGGTCCGGGCGCGCCTTGGCGACCGGGGTGCCCGTCTGGCGAGTAGGCTCGTCGACCGCGTGGATGCGCTGCGCGAGCCCCTCGACGAGATTCGCGAGACGCATCGCCGAATCGAGCAGCGCGCTAGCCTTGTCGGTGAGCGTCTCGGGGGCCGAACTGCCGACCAGCCCGCGACCGGCCATCCCGGTGTGTTCTGCGGTCGCCGCTGCCACGTACTGTGCCATGTTCAGATCTCCTCCACGGTGATGGTGGTGCGCGGTTCGCCGCGCTCGTCCTCCAGGCGCATCACCAGTTCCCGCACCTGGCGGTCGTTGGTGTAGGCCACGCCCTGAAGCGCGTCAAGCGCCATCTTCGGGGCGTAGCCGTCGAGGTCCATCCGGTGCCGTCGCGTCTGGCGAAACGAGAGCGTCACGCGCACCGCGCCGTCGAGCGGAGCGCCGAGCCAGTGGCAGGTGCACTGCACCCATTCGCGCCACGCTTTCGTCTCGCGGTCGCGCACCGACCAGTGGCGGCGCGTCCAGTCGTTGAGCGACATCGGCAGGCGCGGGACAGCGAAGGTCATGCGCGTGCGGAGCGCGAGGGCCGGGATCACGTCGCGTACTCCGGCTCGGGCGGCGCGTCCTCGGCTTCGAGCGCGACCGCGTAACTGCGCCCGGTGGCGCGCCGCGCTCGGGCGTCGATCGGGCCGCCCTGCACCAGCGCTCGCAGCTTCGCGCGATTCGACGCCACCACCTCGGGCGTCATCTGCACGAACTCGTGCCGCACTTTCGCCGGATCGAGTGCCCGGCCGTTGTTGGCGACGAACCCGAGTGCGTAGCCGCCGCGCTTCAAGCACTCCTCGGCCGCATTCGAGGCGGCGACCACCAGCCAGTCCTCGCCCTCGCTCAGATCCTCCCACTGCACCAGCATCGGGAACGCCTCAGCGAAGCCACCGGCACGGATCAGCGTGGCGAAGGTCGCGGGCGACGTCGGCTCGTGACAGCGCCGATCGAGACACAGCCGCGCCACCAGCGTGGTCAGCGGCGAGCCGTCGAACTCGCGCTCCCACCCGCCGTCGGGGGCGAATCCGCCGCGGTGCTGAGGAGCCTCGGGCGTGGCGGAAGCGCGGCGCGGACTCACGCCTTCCCCCAGTTCAGCGGCACGATGATCGGCTTCCCGTGATCGACGGCGCGCCGCCAGTGGGGTCCGAGAAAGGCGCGGCAGCGGCTGTACATCTCGTCGAGGTCGCGAGAGATCGCGATGCGACAGAGATTGGACATGCGCCGATCCTCGCCGGTCGGGGGCGGCTGACCACCGCGTGATTTGGCGAGGTAGATGCGCTCGTTGGACAGCAGGACGATGCGGCGGCACAGATCGAGTTGCGAGAGCTCTCTCACGCTGGCTCCTGCTCGTAGCGCCGCTGGTTCAGCCACGTCGCCGCGTGCGGGATGAACTCGGCCTCCGTCCCGCGCTCCTGCCACCAGCGCACCCAATGCTCGAGCCGGTCGAGGATCTGCCCGAAGGCAAGGTCGCGCCCGGCCTGGTCAGCCCCCTTCGGGCGGATCTTGCGCCAACTCCGCAGCGCTGCCACCCGGCTCACCCGCCGCGGGTACATCCCCCAGAACTCATCGAACCCGGACTCCCAATCGACCACCGGGTCGGGGTGATGTCCGTTGCCGACGTCAGGGTTCGTCAGCCCCGCTGACGGGGACCCTACGAGCGTAGCGAGTAGGGAATCTGTAGGTTCTACAGCAACAGCAGAAGCAGAAGCATAGGGTAGGTTTGGCTTCCTTGTGCTAGAGGCTGGCTTTAGACCCATGCCGCCATGTGATATACGACCGCCTCTAGAACCACGCGATGCGGCACTCATGTACCTGCAAACCTGTTGATGTCGGTGCATCACCATCGCGAACTGAACCAGGCTTCCATCAGCTTGAGCTTGGGTTTCTTTAGCTAGCAGTTGCTTGAAGCTCGGGTGGCAGTCAGGTTCCGCACCGCTCCACCGAATCCACTCATCGAGGGTGCCGACCCCGTAGGATCCAGAGTCCCAGGAGGCGTCGAGCGCCCGGCGGTAGGCTAACTCGGTGGGGTCGTCGATCATCAGCAGGCGCATCTTCGCGGCGAAGTCCCGCGGGAACCACTGGTAGGAAGGCGCCCGATCGTTGGCCGGCATCAGCGAATCCCCGCCGCCCGCGCACGCCGTCGCTCCGCTATCGCGTGCACGTACGGCAACTCCCGCCGCGTCACCGCGTACTCGTGCGACGCCTCGAACCCGAGCTTCACCCGCCCGCCGTTGATCTCCACCGCCACCACCCGCACGATCACCTCACCGGCCGCGTCGCGCACCAGGATCTCCTCGTTCTCCCGACGCTCCAAAACCAGCATCGCAAGCCTCCTTTCCCGCCTCGCCTGTGCACTGGCTCCCGAGTGGGGACCGGGTGGCCTCGGGGTAACTTCCGAGGAGTGCCGTTCCATCGCGCGAGCGAGAGGTTGGGCCATCAACCGATCCCCGCTCAGGTGCCAATGCGACCTCACTCTCGCATCGCTCACCTACCCTGCTCCCGCGATCTCCTCCCTGTCAACCACCAAAAAAATCCGCCCGCCCTCTCGCGCCGCGACCACCGTGAGGCTTCCACCTCGGCGCTGCGTCGGAGCCTCCTGCGCCGGGTGGCGATGACCTGCGGCCGGGCAGCCGGCCTGCGCCTCGGCGCGCCCCCGGGCAGCGCTCGTGCGCCACGCTCCCCACGCTGGCGAGCTCCGCCGCGCGTCCGTGCTCGCCGGTCCGCGAGCGTCCGCCAGCCGCGCTCGAGCTTTTCGCGCACAGTCGCTCCATCTCCGGTGCATGTTGAGAAGTAGACTCGTGCGAGGGTGTAGGTGAGTCTGGTGAAGGTGTAGGGGAGCAGTCTCGGGGAGTGAGCGCAGTGCCAAGGAATGGGGGTTGTCCGCGCGCGCGCGGAGACGTGCGCGTGTGTGCGCGCGAGGGGTGGGGGGTTGTTGGGGGCTGTGAGTTATGACGAAGGAATGTCTTTCTTAGCGGTGCTCGTTTGTCAATCTTTCGTGTTTCTTCGCGAATGCTATTGACACAGGAATGACGCGGGCTCATAGTGTGAGTACGCGAGCGGGGAATGGACCCGGCCCGCGATTGGCGAGGGTCCGATGACACTTCAACAGTTGGAGTCGGCGCATCCGTGGGTGAGCGCCACGCAGCCCGCACCGATGACGCGCCGCCTCGCTGCGCTGATCCGCCACGAGGGATCGCGCGTCCGCCTCAGCCACGATCAGGTGATCTGCCCCCGTTGTACAGCGCGGAAGCGGGCCAACCTTGTAACGCGCGAATGGATTATCCAGCACTCACGAGACGCCGACCGCCGCGCCGCGAAGGAGACACGATGAGCGCACTGTCTGAACTGATCGCCACCCGCTTCGGCGGGATCTTGCTCGCTGGCAAGCACAAGATGACACTCGACCTCGAATCGTTCCAGCTTTCCGCCGGCGCACACGGCACCAAGTTTGCCGGCCAAGCCTGCTTCATCGAAGCCGCTTCGGTCTACCACGGCGAGCCGTTCCGGGACCGCGCCGTGGACGAGTTCTGCCCGCGCATCGAAGCCTACGGCCGCATCCTCAACGACTGGTTGCCCGACGCCGACCGCCAGCGCCTCAAGGCGTTCATCCCGCGGCTCAAGAACACTCGTGGAACTCCTGAGCAGGATCAGCGCAAGCGCTGGATGATCCAGGATACGGCCACCCGCGTCTTTGCGGCGGAGGCGCTGCGTGCCGCCGGACTGACCGAACAGGCCGATCAGCTCGCCGCCTGCACCGTGACCGATCAAGCCTCGTCGGATGCCGCCAGCGCGAGTGCCGCGAGGGCCGCGGAGGCCGCGGAGGCCGCGAGGGCCGCGTGGGCCGCGTGGGCCGCGTGGGCCGCGGGGGCCGCGAGTGCCGCGAGGGCCGCGGGGGCCGCGAGGGCCGCGGGGGCCGCCATCATCGACGACGCTATCGACCTGCTGGACCGCCTGATTCGCGTCACGGAGGAAGCATGCCCGCACCGATGACGCGCCGCCCGTCTGGGCGCGCGATGGAACTGGATCGCGCTCGTGATTGACGGACACGAGAGCACCCAAACGGATGCCCAATACGCGGCGAAGCAGGCCCGCGCCGCGTTGGCGAAAGCCGGGGTGACGCCGTGAGCACGCGCTTCGTGGGCGGCAAGCGCGACGGTGCCGAGTTCATCGCCCGCAACCTGCAGCTGATCCTGCGCGAGCCGGACGGGGAGCTCTACTACCTGCGTTACGACGCCGGGAGGATGCGCTACGTCGCGGGATCACTGGTCGCAGCGACCGAAGGCGGCATCCCGACTAGGCGCGAGATCGACGCGGAGCGCAGGAAGTGGGACCGCAGGGGGCCGATCGAATGAGCCGCCGCGCGTTGCGGCAGTGCCGATGCACCTGTCGTGTGCGCGGCTCTACGCTCCGAAACCCACCAGCAGGCGCCGCCGTGTCGCGGCGCAGAAGGAGGCCGCATGGCAACGCTGAACCTCGCCGCTCGACTCACCGCCGCAGACGTGGTGCGCGCCCAGCTCTGGCACTGGCACGCCCAAGCGCAGCGCGTCCGCTCTCAGGTCGGGAACGCTCGGGCGATCCTGGCGCTGAGCGCGCAGTCGCCGAGGCACGACGAGGCGCGGCTCGAGCTTGCGCGTGCGGCGGAGAACCTCGACCAGCTCACGGCCGCGATCCAGCACTCAGCCTGCCCGCGGGAGGCTCGCCCGGCGGACTAGACCGCGAAGCGCCCCGAATGGCAGAAACGGCCTCGGCCTCGCCCGCCGGGGCCGTTTCACAGCTCCGGGGCTTCCCAGGCCGGTTCAGGCTGGGCGATCTCGGCGGAGTCTGAGTCCCAAGCCTCGGGCGGTGGCGGTGTCTCAGCCGGGCCGACCGGCAGCGCCAAGCCGGGCACGTCCGCCAGCGCCACGAGCCGGAAAGTGAGCGGGTCGCCAGTCTCGCCCAGCAGCGCCCGGGCGACCCCCCGACGCCACCCGACGCCGGGCAGGCCCGGGAGCCCGTCCGAGGCATCGCCCATCAGCCCGAGCAAGGCGCGCAGGAACATCGGCGGCACGCCCCAGCGGTCCATCACCCCCGCCTCGTCGATCTCCTTGCCTGCCGACGTCACCACCCGGCAACCGGGATCTTCGACGAGCTGCAGCATGTCCTTGTCGTCCGAGACGACGGCGGCCGAGTCGCCGTGCTCGAGCGCGAGCCGCGTCAGTGTTGCCAGCAGGTCGTCGGCTTCGTAGCGCGCGACCTCAAGGTGCTCGAACGGTAGCGCCCGACACTGGGCGATCGCGCGCACAAGGGCGTCAGGCTTCTTGCGGCGCCCGTGTTTGTAGGCGGCGAAGATTTCCTGCCGCCAGGTCGGAGCCGGCGCGTCCCAGCACAGCGTGATCGTGCTGGCGCGCGCGTTCTCGGCGAGGCGCAGCACTAGTGCGCGTGTGCGCTCGGGAGCGCCGTTGGCGTTCGCCCACCACAGCTTGCAGGCCACGCCGTTCGCGTCCACGAGGAGGTGTGTCACGGCAGCGCCCTCACGCTGTCGAAGTCGAACTTGCTCCAGTCGTGGGCGTGCCGGGTCTCCCAGCTCGGGAGATGGCCATGATAGAGCGTGTAGATGGCACCCAACTCCACGCCGTATTCGGTGCGGAGACGCGCCATCCTCGCGTGGTGGAGTTCGCGGGCCACGAGCATCCCGATCAGGATGCCGACCACCAGCGGCCAAGGGTTGAACCTCACGGCTCGACCCCGGCGGCGCGCAGGCGGTCCAGGGCGGCCCAGCCCTGCGAGGGCCGAGACCCGTAACTCTCCTCAATCTGGGACATGAGGTTCTTGAGCGCCGCCACCGCCGCGCACAGCGCCAGCACGCGCTCGGGAAACATCTCTAACACGAGTTTCACTCCCGGGTCGTCTTTCTTCGGTTGCCTACCGTGCTCCCAGAAATCCGCTTCATCGCTAATGGCCGCCCGCGCCAGCGCCTCCAGTTCCGCGAGTTTCACGGTCTCACCTCCAGGTAGTGCGCGATGGGTCGGGGGGCTTCACCGCACCTTCTCGATCGTCCCGACGCCGCGCGCCGGGTCCACGGTCACGCGACCGCGCCGTTTGCCATTGACAACGTTGTTGACGTGCGTTCTTGAGATTCCGAACTCTCGACACATCACAACCTGAGACTCCCCGGCTGCTGCGCGTCGCCTGATCGACTCAATCGTGTCGTCCGGGATCACGTGGGCATGACGGCCCTTGCGCGCCATGTCTTGCATGTTGTCTCGGTGAGTTCCAACCCACAGATGGTCTGGGTTCACACACCGCGGATTGTCGCACCGGTGGAGGACGCAACTCCCCTCGGGGATAGGTCCAAGCCATCGCTCGTAGGACCAGCGATGGGCGCGTATCCATCGGGTTCCAACGGAAAATCTTGGGTAGCCGTCCCAGTAGGCGCTAGCCGTCCACAACCAGCACCCGCTTGGACCGCGTTCCACGCGCGACAGGAATCAATGTCGTCGCTCTCGCTCACGTGATGAATCTCCCCGATCGCTCGCCCGGACGCACTTCGACCAATCCGTGCTCAAATGACCTGGTCCATCTCCCGTCGTTCGCTAGGACTGCGGTACCAGCCGGAGCGCCGAGGTTGAGGTCCATCTCCGGAATCCAGATATCGACCATCCCGCGGATGGCGGGATGCCCAGCTTCGTCCGGGGGCGGAACGATGACGCCACACCCTTCCCCGAGAGTTGCAGACGCAAGCACGAAGCGGAGGCGTCTTTCGTCTTCCGCATGGTTGCCAGTGGCGATGATGTTCAAAAACGAGAGTGGCGGCCTCAAGTAACGCTCTCCGTCCAGCAAATACCCCGGTCCTGGCCATATACCCGGGGCGGTCCCGACCATGTTGGATTCCCAAGTGCCACCGTTCTGCGCTGGGAATGCCTCTCGACACCAACCGTTGAACACATCGGGGTCGCTCCCCGGACCGCAGTTGCCGACCAGCAGCTTGTCGCCGATGTGCCAGCGCAGGCCCTCGACGTAGGCGCGTCGGCCGTTCTGCCAGGCGCGCTCGAAGCTCGGGAAATCCGGGAAGCCGGCGCGCACGAAGTCGAACTGCTGCTCCGGCGTCTGCATCCACGCGAGCGTCGGGCAGCAGAGGTCGAGGAACAGACCATCGGCGAGCGCGCGTGTGCGATCCCAAGACGGCATGACCCCGGTCTCGGCGATGGCGCGGGCGTCGTGGTGAGAGAGCGCCCACGGCACCGCCCAGTGGGCGAAGTTGACGTTGCAGCCGGGGAACAACCTTCCATCTTTCGCCCACACGAACGCCTTCTCCCCGTAGTGCGCGAGCGCCAACCAGCGCTGGTGCGCGAAGTCCTCCGCCCCGGCGCTCGGGTTGTTCCAGACTGCGTGCGCGGTGTTGAACAGCAGCAGCGTCATCGCCGGATTGCGCTTCTTCAAGGCCTCGGCGATCTCGGGATACCACAGCAGCGGCGCGGCATCCAGCACCACCACCGAGTAGCGGGCGTGGAGGTCTAGCTGGGCGTCGTTCAACGAGCCATCGGGGTTCCTGAGCGGCCAGCCGTCGCTATGTCCGCCGCGGCAGAAGCCATAGACCGAGGTACGAGGATACTTCACAGCGGCTCCTCGAATGGATCGGTCAGGCTACCTTGATGCGGAGCCACCGCTTTCTCGGGCGCGAACTCCATCACTTCCTGCGCGAGGCGCTTGGCGGCGATCTCGCAGTAGCGCTCCTCGATCTCAATGCCGATTGCGCGGCGACCACCTTTCTTGGCTGCAATGAGGATTGTTCCTGATCCAGTGAATGGGTCCAGCACAACTTCGCCGGGGTCGGACCACCACGCCACCACCCAATCGGCGTGCTTTGGGTAACGTGGAGTTGGATGGTTCAGCTCTCGCTTGCCTTGTATGTAGGTTGCGCTGCATTCTCCTGGAATGACCGTACGCCCCTCAGCCCGCGCGATGTATTCACCGAACCCGTATAGCACGTCCCCCGAGACAAGGGTGCGTGAGTTATACCCGGGAATGGCGCGACGAAGATAAGAGACGCGCAGGAATGGCCATCGATCAGGAACCGAGCGCAGCATTCGTGGATCCGTGCCACAGCCGAGCCAGATCGCTAGACGTTTGACAGAAGGCGCGGCGGACAAAGCCTCTCTCAAGAGCGCTTCTGGCCGGTCCCAGCCTTCTAGGCCATCGTGGGAGTTGGTCCACACCGGGTCTGTTATCAGGCTGTCGGCGGAGAGCCCCGGGAGCACCTCCCTGCAATCCCCGTGGTAGATGGTGATGCCGGCGTAGTCGTAGTAGGGCTTCACGGGCACGGCGTCATCCTCCCGTGCGAGACGTAGCCCGACCTCACTCTGCCGCCTCGTAGGTGGCCTCGAAGATGTCGGGCTTCACCGGATAGAACTCACCATTGATCCCGGTCACGATCCAGTCGCCCGGGCAGACCGTGTGCCCGCCCTCGGGGGTGTCGATCCATCCATGCTCGTGCATCGTGCGCCCACAGGGCACAGACCTAAGGCACATCGCGTCGCCTGAAATCGCGGGGTGCCGGAAGTAGCGCACGACCTTCCCCTCCAGCAACTCGCCCGCGAACTCTCCGCCGTCAAACCGCTCGGTTCCGTCGTTAGGATGGTCGCCGTTTTTCCACCACCGGTGCGCCTCAATCACGATCGGCTTTTTGCGGTACTTGGTCGTCATGGACACGGCACCATCCTCCCCCTGTAGAACCACTCGGGCGGTCCGGGCTCCCTGCGCGAGCACTGGCAGATCGCCGCGCGGTCGCGCTCCTGCAGTTCGTCCCACGACAACGCCTCGGCCCCAGGCGTCTGCGCCATCGTCAGCGTCCACCACAGGCGCCCGCCCTGGGTGCGCTGCCAGTGCGTGCCGGGCGGACATGACCACAGCGTGTCTCCGAGCCCGGCCACCGCGATCACACCGTTCGACCACTCGGCGATCTTGCTGTTCGAGTCCACCGCCGCGACGCGATACATGCGCCAGCGCTGATCCTGAGAGAGCGAGACGTAGACGTGCTCCGAATCTCCGGCAGCGCGCTTGGGGACGGGAGGACCGGCAGTCGGAAATGGCGCAGAGTAGAGCCGAGGCAGCCAGGCGTATCCGGTGGCGTCGTTGGCGCGGCACTGGTAGGACGCGAGAGGCGCTTGCGACCGCGGCGTAGTGAAGGTCAGGTGCAGCCACACCGCGAGGACGATCATGGGGACCTCCGTATCTGGTCGCCGACGATTACAACCAGAATGGCGATCAGCAACCAGTTCGACGCGCGGCTGAATCCCAGTTCCGGCCCAAAAATGAACGGCGAGACAAATGATGTTACGACGAAGCCGGCCGCCACCGAGTATTCGATTCTCCACTTCAATCCGCCCATCGTCCTCTCTCCGCCGGAGCCAGCCGGTCGCGTTCGGCTCTCAGCGCCAGCCGGATCGCCGCGCGGTCGGGACGGCGGCCCTTGGCGGTCCAGGCGATCAGGCGCAGCACAGTGCGCGCAGTGCACATGTTAGCGTCGAGCCATATCATGGCGGCGTCCGGGTTGTTGTGCCACCAGAAATGACAACGATGGCAGACGGCGAGCCCGTTCCGAATGTCCCAGCGCAGACACTGAATGTTTCGCCGGTAGATGTGGTGGTGCTGAAGCCATTCGTCGCGTCCCTTGCAATGCATCCCGATCTCGCATTTGCCTAAGAGCCGGCGCGGTCATTCGAACTCCTCATCCAGCGTCACCGCCACATCGCCGCAGATCGGAGCGGTCGTTCCGGGGCGGCAGACCGAGTGATAGAGCTTCGTCGCCTCGGGGTTTACCGGGCGGCCGTCAACCATGCCGGTATCGTCCACGGCCATCACTCGCCCATCGTGCAGGTTCACGAAGTCCAACCCCTGCGGCGCCGCGATCATTCTCCTGATCCAGTCAAGCAAGATGTGACGGCCAACCTCATGCTGCTCTCGACTCCCGCTGACACGAACGATCTCGACCTTCGCCAGCGTGCTCATCGCGTCCTCCCGGTCCTGCGTTGACTCGCGGCGGCCCCCATGTGGACCGTAGTGGTCGGGGCGTAGCACCGTATCTCCTCTCCCCGTCCAGACGGCTTGTCGCCGAGGTGCATGGGCTCCCACCTTGGTTGCCGCCGCTTCCACTTTCGCTCGCGTGGCCGGTTCGTCTAGGTCTCGCCGAACGGTTAGACGCTCTCCCGGACCTGAGCCTCAACGGTGCTCCAACGCCGGATTCATTCCCACCAGCGCCGGGCCGCACGCGAGCACGATTGGTCGGTGCATGGGTGTTGCGACTTGGGCTAGATGATGCCGCGGCCGGCGACGGCAGGTGGCTGCGATCCCCAACTTCCTCGCTCCTTCGGGCAGATAACACCAGCGGTCGCATCGTTCTCACCCATGCACCGATTTCTGACGCGGGCCGCTGCGGGATGCACGGTCGCAGCGTCACTCACCTGTTGACCACGCTCTCGACCGCCTCGAATCGCATCCCGCGCCACACCACGCTCTCGCCAGGCGCGGGTTTCTGCGCTCCACCTGAGAGCACCGCCGAGGCGAACATCGCGCGCGCCACGGCTGGGATGATGGCGAGGCACTCGACCGGAGCCTGTGCCGGATCGACGATCTCCACCGGGTTGATGCGCACCTGGGTGTGTGACGCGCCGAGGCCACCGACGGCGATCTTCTTCGGTGGCTCCTGCACAGCGATCTCCGCAGGCGGTGGGGCGTCCTCGCCCAACATCGCGGCCTCCGATGCCGCCGCCGCCTGCGCTTCTCTGGCTTCGCGCTCGAGCCGCTCCTGCGCGGTGCGGGCACGGCGCTCCTGCTCGCGTTTGTAGGCGAGCTGGGCGTCGTTGCCGTAGTTCTTCGCGGTGTCGAGCTTGGTGCGCCACTCGTTCGTGCGGTTTCTGACCGCCGTCTCCATCGCTTTCGGGATGCGCAGCAGCAGGCCCTCTTCGAGTTTGAGCACCTTCTCGCCCGCGATCACCTGCTTGACTGCATCGAAGAGCGCCGCAGCCTCGGCGTCGTTCTGCACCAGCACGCCCGGGATGATCGCCTCTGCGGCCGCCAGCGCCGCGACCACCTCCGGCTTCGTGCGAATGCGCTCCGCGACGGTGCCCATCGCGACCGCGAGCCGGTGTTCCACGCTGGCGGGGCTGGCGACCAGCGCCTCGGTGAGAGTCGGAGCGGTCGTGGTCATGGCGTCGGCCACTTTCCCGAGCGCATCAACTCGTCGGCGAGGTCCGAGACGGTCTTGCCCTGCACCTGATCGAGTGTCCACTGACCGGCGAGCGTCCAGGTTCCGACCTCGCCGCAGTCGCAGCGCATGAGCAGAACGGTGCTCTGGATCGCGGTCGGCGAGATCACGCTCATCGGCATCTCGCGGTGCTGAATCGCGAACGGCCGCATCTTGTGCCGGTGCGTCCAAGGCCACTTCACGGCTGCACCTCCTCACTCGGCTTGTCGAGTTGCCGCTGGCGCACTTCGGCGTCGAGTGCGTCCCATAGTTCGTCCTGCATCTTCGGGTGCCCGCCTGCGCGCTCCGCCTGCTCCTTCCGCCAGACGTTCAGCAGGTGCACGCCGTGCATGTCCTCGATCAGCAGGTTCTCCTTCTTCGACGAACTCCAGTAGCGTACCAGCCCGTAGCGGCTCATCGCCTGCTCCTCTCCGCCTCGTCGCAGTCCTCGGCGAGCACCTTGTAGAGCCCCTCCAACGCCTGCTGGTCGATCTTCTGCGCCCCATCCTTCTGCATGTGCACCGAGGTCGGGTAGCCCAACTTCCCGAATGTCTCCTGGTCGATGAACCAGTAGGAGTGGCTACCGGTCGGAGACTCCTTCAAGAACTGGCGCTTGAAGATCCCGCGCGCGCGCTTCACAAGCACGAGGAACGAGTCGTAGGTGATCGCGCCATCCTCGTCGGGCGGCCCGTAGTCCGGCGCTTCGTGCACCGGCGTCGTCTCTGGCTCCGGTGGTGTCTCGGGCTCCGGCGCGGCGTCCGTGACCTCGCCGGTCTCGGGATCGACGATCTCGCCCGTCTCCGGGTCGACGTGCTCCTCGGGCTTCGCAGCCTTCGCCTTGCGCGCGTCGTACTCGGTCAGGTACGAGATCATCTGCTCCGCCTCCACCGGGCCGAGCTCGTCCACCCGCGAGAACACGCGCCTGGGGTTCGCGCCAGTCTGCTCCTTCACCATCTGATTGTAGAGGATGGTGGTTTTCTGGAGCGCCTCGGCTGGCTTCATGGAACCGTACCGCTTCGCCAGCATGTCGGAAAGCCGCAGGATTGGCGAGCGCCCCGCGGCTGGCGGTGGCGCCGTGGCCTTCGCCTTCTTCTTCGCAGGCTCCGGCTTCTCGCCCTCGCCAGTGATCGCCTTGTCGAGCGCATCCGGCGGCCGCTGCGGCGGAGGCTCTACCGCATCGTCGTCGTACCGCGTCGGCGGCAGGCCCATGAGGATGTGCGCGCCGATCACGTCGGCGCCGCGCTTGTAGCACTGCTTGAATAGCATCTCGACCGGATTCGACTTGTAGGTCTCCTTCGCCGCGAGCCCCTGCCGCTGCGCGTCCGCCATCGTGTAGATCTCGGTGTGCTCGTTGCCGTCGCCGTCCGCGAAGTAGAGTTCGCACTTCTCTGGCGTCTTGGCAATCACCTTGAACTTGAAGCCCGGCAGCCGCGACTTGAGCAGCGCGTGGAGGAACTCCCAGCGCGGCTCGATCACGGTGCGCTTGCGACCGCCGCGCTCCATCTCGATCGCCCACACGCTCGTCATGTAGGTGGCGGGGTGCACCATGAGCGCGTCGGCGTTCCAGCAGGCCGCGAGGATCTTCGGCACGGTGTCGTAGCCGTAGGCGGAGAACACCATCGCCGCAGCGGTGCTGCTGATCTGCTGGAAGGCTTTGACCTTCTCCTCCAGCGTTCCAGTGACGACCGCCAGGGCCAGCGAGGTCGTCGGCTTGTCGTCTGTCACAAGGCCCTCCATCAAACAGAATCGCCACCTAGTCTCGCGCTCGGATGGGCCTTGTCACCCGTGCGATTTCAGTGGCGATTCATCGAGGCCCATCCGACCTACGCGGGAAGATAGACCGCGACCCCTCTTGAGCGCAAGAGGTTTCTTTCAGCGCCTCGCAGTCGTGTCGGGCGCGGTCGGAAGCGGGCGCTTCTGCACCATGCCGATGCCCACGAGGTAGCCGCAGCCGGCGGCGATGACCAGCGCCCCGAGGAACGCCACCAGCACGATGACCCGGCCCCGCCGCATCAGACGCTCAGGCGCCAGGCGTGCGGGTCGGTGCCGGTGGTGCCACTGATGATGTCGCGTGCGATGCCGGCCAGCATGGCGGCAGCCTGCGCCGGATCCAGGTAGGGCCGCAGCGTCGATTCCAGCAACGCCGTCAGCTTGGTGATCTGCGTCTCGGCGTCTGGGAACTCGGTCTTGATCTTGACCAGCTCGGTCTTGATCTCATCGAGCAGCCCGCCGGGGGCGCCGATGGACGCGAGCAGCCGTTCGAGAATCCCGAAGATGGTGAGTGCCATCGAAGCGCCTCCTTACGGGTAGATGAGTCCGGTTCCGACCGGCCGGACGAACTCGTAGTCGCCGTCCGCCGTGGTCTTGCCGAATGCGTGTGCAAACGACGCGGCGAGCGCGAATCGCGAACTCACCGCGTAGGATCCGGACAGGTGGGCTTCCGTCCCACGCCAGCGCCGCACGCTGCTCTCGCCCTGCCACATCGCGCCCCCACCGATCCCGAGCGAGAACTTCGACTGCACCAGCGGCGGCGGATAGACCAGCAGGTTTGCGCACAGGCGGACATCGTTGATGTGCCCGTCGTCGCGGGAGAAGGGGAACCCGTGCTCGAGCACCAGGTAGGTCGAGAGCCGCGGGTGCCACGAGTAGGTGAGCGCTCCGGCGAGCGAGGCCCCCCGCCAGTCAGGGTTCTCGCCCGACTTCGTGAACCACAGTCCGCCAGCCTGCCACGAGAGCGAGGTGCGTTCCTGCCAGTCGAACAGCGAGTAGCGCTCCTGCGCCCGGCCTGCGCGCGGGAGCACCGCAGCCAGCAGTAGCGCGAGGATCAGAAAGCGTGCGAATCGGTGCATCGGTCCCCCTTACGGTTGAGAGTCGGTTTTCATCGCCGGGTGCAGCGCGATGAACGAGGCCAGCCCCGGCAGCGCCAGCGCCCAGACGAAGGCCACATCGAACCAGTCCAGCAACGGCTGACCGAGCCACGCCTTCGGCTGCGCGATGATGAGGTAGAACCCCATCCCGCAAAGCGCGAGCGCCACCTTCACGACTGCGGTAGGGATGGACTTCTTCGCGTTGAGGAACTGGCCGAGCGCCGCCACGGCAACGCCGGCCAGCATCAGCAAGAACTGCATGGCACCTCCTCCTACGCAGGTTCGTACTTCGCGGTGAAGTCGGCGTCCGAGAGGACTTCCTCCGTCTCGTCCGCGTGCACGACGATCCAACTCTCGGCCACCACGCCGAGGTTCGACGCGAGCGGCTCGTGGAGTTGGATGGCCTCGACCATTTCCGGGTTGCTCGGGCGCCTCTTGAACTGCGGCATGGCTACCTCCGGTCAGGGTTGACGGCTCAGCGGGACTTCGCGAACAAACCGGCTGCACCGAGGATCAGCGCGATCCACAGCAGCGCGTTGCCCAAGTTCCAGCAGACGAAGCGACGGTAGCAGCTCATTTCTTCTTGAGGGCGTCGTTCACGCGGTCCTCAAGCCTCAGCAGCCCGGTCTGGATGTTGGCACAGTCCTGCACTACGGCGGTGCTCTCGCGGACCACCTGCCCCAGCCGCTCGCGGTCCTCCTTGACGCTGGCTTCGACCGCCGCCAGCCGGGCGGTGAGCGCGGCGCGCTCCTCGCTCGACTTCCCGAGCGCGGCCTGGGCCTTCTCCAGTTCGCTCCCGAGTTTCCCCACGCGCCAGTGCGTGACTGCCGCCTGCGCCACGACTCCCGCAACGCCTAGGCCAGCCACAATCCATGCCGGATCGACTTTTTCCAACGCTTCCTCTCACGGGGACTGATGCCTCCCTAGCCGGTTTGCCGGCGTGACTCTCGGCCTCTCGGTTACGCCAACTCGTCGAACTGGTCTGCGGCGCGATTGAGCCAGCCTGCGGCGAACGTGGCCTGTGACGGTCGGCCAGAGATCAACCGCCCGTAGAAGCGGACGCGCTCCGCGAGGAAGCGCCGCGCCGTCTTGAGCCCGTCGAGCAGGTTGAGCGTTCCGAGCGTCTGCGGCCCCAGCACGCCGTCCTCGCGAACGCCCAGCACATGCTGGAGCAGCCGCGTTGACACCATCGGCCCGTGATTTACGGCGGCGTCTACGATGCACGCGCGCAGAACCTCGGAGGCGATGCCGTCGTAGCCTGGCTTGATGATGTAGCGGTTGAGGAGGATCGCGCGGGCTTCCTCGACGGTCAGCGCTTTCACTTCGTCAGCGGTGGCGATGCGGCCGAGCCTGCGTGAATCTCCGAGCGTGGCGGCGGTGATGCCGAAGTTGGTGGGGCCGCCCTTGTCGGCGGGGTTGTCCACGAAGCCGCCCTCGCGCTGGAGCACGCGGTCGATCATCTCGGCGTCGGTCACGCGGCTCTCCTGCGCCGGTGGATCGGGCGCCGGGCGCGGTCCTCGCGCTGCGGATCGAGCGTGCGGTTGATATACATGAGGCGCTCGACGGGGGTGAGCCCGACCTCCTTCGAGCGGATGCCGAGGATGTCGTAGATCGCTGGCACGCGGTCGAACACTTCCGGCATCGACGACACGCCGCGCTTCAACGCCTGCAAGCCCGGGATGAAGCGCCAGCGGGCGAAGTCGGCGACGGTCTGCGCCGGGTTGCTTCCGAACTCCGAGACGGCGGTCGGGATCGGACCCTCGACGGCGCGCGACAGGCCGCCTGCGACCTCGGTGGCTGCCCGCAGAACCGTCGGCGTTTTCTTCCCGGTCGCCGAGTAGGGGATGAAGCCCTCGCTGCCGCGCTCGGTGAACTGGAGCGCCCGCTTGGCCGCACGGTTGCGCGGCTGCGACAGCGCCCACGACAGAACGCCCAGCGCGAACAGCGCCGGCACGCCACCGATCACCAGGTTGACGCCCGCGCCCATCGCCACGCCCAGCATCACGCCCGCCACCGTCATGCTGCGCACGAAGGCGTTGCCAGAGTTCCTGACGCCAGCAGGCGCGCCGCGCTCGTCCATCGCCCTGAGCAGCGGGCTCTCCGCACCCGGGTAGCGCGAGAGCCGCGGCCCCTTCGCCGGCCGTGCTGGCAGTGGAGCGGTCACGGCGGCCGTGACGGACTTCGCCGCTCCCTCGACGTTGCGCACACCGAAGCGCAGGAACGACTGAGGCCAGGTCGTGAGGCCGCCGAACACGCGCCCCAGCGGCCCGGCCTGCCAGAGTGGCTGGCTCATGCCGTTCCACCGGAACTGTGTCACCGTCATGGCGTCCGCGACGAAGCGAGCGGTGCCGCCGGGTTCGCGGCTCGCCGAATGCCACAGGTCCGTGAGCACTCTCATGCGAGCATTGTCCTCAGCGGTGTAGGTCCTGTCTACGGCCGCCATGTCGAGCCCCAAGCGCCGGGCGTGCGCCAACGCCGCAAACGCGTCCCAGGCACGCTGGAAGGAGAGGACCGCGTGCAGCGGTCCGAGCGGGGTCCGCCACCACGGAGCCTCGCCCCGCGTCTTACCCGAGCGCGCCGTCTCCTCCAGCGAAAAGCCCTCGAATCCGCGCGGACCCAGCGCCTCAGACGCGAAGTGCGCGGCGGTCAGCGGGATCAGCGCGCGGAAGTGCTCGGCCTGCTCCGCCGTCAGATGCCCGCTCGCCTCCCAGCGGTCGATCTCGCGCAGCAGCGCGTTGGTCTTGAACTTGCCGACCGCGCCAGTGAACCCCTGCGCCGCGTTCACGAAGCCATGCTCGGGGATCACCGTGACGAAGTTCTGGAGCGTGTGCTTCGTGATGGTGGAGGGGTTCCAGCCCACGAGGGCGCGAACGGTCGAGCGCGAGTACGAAGCCAGCGAGGCCGCCGGGTTGTGGTACATCGCCAGCGCGCGAGAGCGGGCCGCGATGGCCTCGCGCACGTGCGCCTCGGGCACATTCCACTCGCGCTGCATCAGCACGCGCGCCTTCGTCCCGAGGAAGTTCTTCAACTTGAAGAGCGTGCGCAGGTCGGGCGCACCGCTGGCGTGGATCATCGCGCCTTCGGCTCCGGGCTGCACCGGCCCGGCGTAGATCGTGCCGCCGTGCGGCGTCGTCCCGACGGCGTGATAGGTCGGCTCCCCGTCGTGTGTCGGGATGCCGATGCTCGCGCCTTCCTTCACGTAGACGTAGTGCTGATAGGGCACGCGGCTCGCCCCGCCGCCGGTCGTCGGCTTGACGGTGCGCCACAGCCGTGCGTCCTCGCGGTTCGTGAGATCGAGCCCGGCGAGCGCCGCAGCGTGCTCCTGCGAGACCTCGAGCGTGCCGTCGATGCCGCGCGCGAAGGTCAGCCAGCGCATCCCGTTGTCGACCCACTGGTGGAGGACGCCGGGCTTGCGCGCGATCCAGGTCTCGGCCCAGGTGCGCACCAGCGCCGCGCGGTTCTGATCCCGCAGCGCCTCTTCGCTGCCGAGGTACTCGTTGATCGCGTCGACCACGTGGTTCTTCGCCATCCAGTTGACGTGCGCGTTCGTGCGCCGCATGAAGGCGGACCAGAAACCTTCGGCTTCGCCTTCGGGCGCGACGCGGTGCTCGAGAAAGCGGTTCCACAGCTCGTCGAGCTCGGCCGCAGGGAGCGAGGCGCGGGCGCGGATCTTGCCGAAGAACTCGACGATGTTCTTGGGCACCGGCCCGGCCCGCTGCGGCAGGTAGTTCTCCAAGCGCGCTGGAAGTTCGTGGTGGGAGTAGCCGCGCTCCAACAGGTCGTGCGCTTCCGTCATAAACTCCACATCAAGGATCTGGCGCAGCTTCGCGAGCATCGGCGCGAACTGCTTCGGGACCGCGTGCGGTTGGCCGCGCAGGGCCTTCTCGATCTCGAAGTCGCCGACCCCGTACTGCCGCGCGTAGCGCATTCCGGCGGGCCCGAGCGCGAGCGCGGCCGCCTCGCGGTAGAAGTTGGCGTAATCGCTGGCCTGCGCCTCGAAGATGGCGTGGGCGGCGCGCACCGACGGCGGGAGGATGTCCTGCCCGGTGGCGAGGACGCCGCTGCGCGCCATGAGGCGCGAACTCGCGTAGTCGCTCCAGGCGTCCTGCTCGTATTGGACGGCGACGCGCTTCACGGTGTTGCCGTGCTCGTCGACGAACCGCAGGTCGCGCTCCGCCCTCGGAATCCTCTGCCAGAGCCGCTGCATCGCGCGCGGGACGCCGCGCACCAGCGCCTCGTGCAGACCGGACACGCCGAACGCCGAGAGCGAGCCGCCGACCGGCGGCGGCATCTCGTCGGCCGGGGTCCACTCCCCGAGTTGCTGGTCCACCCAGCGGCCGACTTCCGCGGCCGCGTCCACCAGCGAGCCGCCGGGCTTCTGCAACGCCTGGAGGAAGCGGGCCTGCGCCTCGTTCTTGAGCTTCTCTGCGAGCTTCGCCTCGGCGTGGAAGCGATTGAGCAGCAGTTCGCCGGCCTTGACCTCAGCCTTCGAGACCTTCGGGCGCTTGAGCAGGTCCTTGAGCGCCCTAACCGCGCCACTGGCCTTGGCACGCGCCTTCACCGCATGGCCGACCGCGCGCACCATGTAATCGCTCGCCGCGTCGGGGCTGATGGCGCCAGGCCCCATGTCGGCTTTCGAGAGCAGGTCGAGCTGCTGCGTGCGCTTGAGGACTTCGATATAGAACTCCGTCACGCCCTTGAGCACCGGCAGCGACGAGATGCGCCCGTCGGCGAGGCGTGCGAGCCACGAGCGCTGGTGCACCGGCGCGATCCGGTACTCGCGCACCAGTGCTCCGATGTGAGCACCCGCTGCGGCCGGAAGTCCCTGCTCGCCGAAATACTGGCGGCGCAGTTCGTCGTCGACGTGACCGAGATCGAGCAGTTGCCGCGCCTTCGCCTCGCTCCCGCCAGCAGCCTGACGCGCCACCTCTCTGAGCGAGAGCCCGCGGTCGGTCAGGCGCTTCACGACGCCAGCCTGCTCAGAGAGCGTGTTCGGTTTGCCCTGGAAGTTCGAGGTGTCGGCGTAGTTGAGCGCCTGGGCGTAGGTGCCCTCAAACGGTGCCACGGCCACGTCGCGATCCGAGGTCCCGCCGCGATGGAGTTTGCCCTCCTGGTCGACCCACTCGTGCTGCGCGACGTAGGTGCGATGGTGGCCCGAGAGGACGTACACGCGACCTTCGGGACCGATCTCTCCCTTGCGGTCCACCCACGTCACGATCGGGTTGCGCCGGCCTTCCTCCTGCGAGTAGCCGCCGTACTTCTCGGCGAGCTGGAGCGCGTGCGCCTCGTCGATGACGCCGCTCGGAATGTCGCGCTGCTGGAACGGCTTGTGGAAGTGGAGAGACTGCGCGCGAACGGTCTGGGTCTCGGCGGGCAACGCGGGCTCCGGCGTGACTCCTTCACGCAAACCGGGCGCCGACGGTGGAACCGCAGCACCAGGAGGACCCCCTCTCGGTTGAAGTGTGAGCGTAGGTGCCGGAGCCCGCTCCAATGTCTGTGGTTCGGCCGGGGGCGCGGCGGCCGTTGGGGCGCTAGCCGCCGTCTGGCCGCCTGTCCGCGTGGGTGCCCCCTGCTCGCTCTCGTTCTGCATCAACGCGCTCATCTCGCCAGCGCCCTCGGGCACGATGGCCTGGTGGAGCGCAGCCACGTCGCGGAAGTAGAACGGCACCTCCTTGCCGGTTGCGTCCACAATGGTTACGCGCGTCTGCTGCGGCAGGCCGCTGTATGGGAAGTTGACGGCGCGCACGACCGTGCCAGTGACGACCGACTTCTCCGGTCTGCCGCTGGTTCCACCGGGCAGATCGACGAGCATAGTGATCTTCTTACCGCCAAGTGTCTCAAGCAGTTGCGTGCTTGTCTCAAGCGATGCTTGCTGCGAGGCCGGATCGGGCGGGCCGGGGTCTCGGATGGCGTCGGCGATGGCCTGCACGCCCTTGGCCTGCGCCCGGGCTCGAGATGCGGCTTCGCGCACCTGGGCGTCCGTCGGGTTCTCCGGCAGCAGAGCGTAGAAGCGGTCCTGAGCCCCCCTGCTGGCCGTCCTGCCATGATCGAGCGGGTTGGGGGCCGTGGAGTCCAGCCCCCGGAGGATTGCCCGCACGACGCGAATCTGGCCTGCTGGCAGGGCAACCCGTGGCTCGGCCGGAGCCGGAGTGGGCGGCTGCGGCGCGGCGGGGGCGGTCCCCACCTGTGCCGGGCCAGCTCCCGGCGGCTCCGCAACCCCCTCCGGTGCGCTCCGCTTCGCTCCCCTGCGCACTCCAACGCCGGTCACGGCCGACAGGAGCGCCAGCCCGCCTGCGCTCTGGGCGGTCTCCTGCCACGACGGCCATTCGATGTTCTCGCCGGTGGCCTTGCGGATGGCGGTCTCGGTGACGGGGGCCGCGGCGCCGAACAGCGCGCCGGAGGCGACGGCCACGCCGGTCAGTTTAGCCGCCTGCCGAGCCGTGGCGGCGCTCTGCGCTCCGCGGCTCAGCATGTCGAGCCCGGACTTGACCGCGCGCTCCCCGGCCTGCTTGGGCGTCAGCTTCGAGGCGAGCCCCTCGGCGTAGGTCTCGGCGACGTGGCGCTCGACCCCGGCCGCGAACTCCGGCGCCTGCTTGGCGATGGCGCGCATGACGGGCGCGGCGACGAAATCGGCAAGCGGGCCGACAGCCGCGGAGGCCAAGGCCATGACACCAGCGCCGACGATCTTCTCTCGGGCCGTCCCGGGCTGCGCCAGCACCGGCGCTCCGCCAGCCAGAGCGCGGCCGGCAGCCGCCAGCGCCACGCGCGCTGGCAGCGCGGCCGTGACGCCCGCAGCCGTCAGCCCGTAGCCGACGATGCCGCCAGCGGTCTGAGCGATCTTCCCGGCCGTCCCGGTCGGCGTCTTGGCGAAGCGACCGGCGCGCGCCTGGGCTTCTGCGAGCGCCCAAAGCCCCGGATTAACGGCAGCGCTCGGGAGCGGAACACCTTCGACGCTCATCGCTGGCAGCGCGCCGAGGAAGCCCGAGGCCGCGCGCTTGAGGAGTGAGTCAGACTCCTTCGGCGCTGTGGCAGCGGGGGCGGGAGCCGCCGGGGCTGCGGCCGTCGTCTCTGGCGTGGCGGCCTTGGCCCTCTCGGCTCGGCCGCGCTCCAGCCACTCCGGGAGCTTCGCCGCCATCGCGGAGACCAGCGCACGGCGCTCGGGCGTGCCAGCCGCAGGGGCCGGGCGATTGAGCCACGCCTGCACGTCGGCGGGGAAGCTGTCCGGCGGGAACGAAGCGCGGGTCTTGGGCCCGATCAGGTCGAGCGCGGTCTCAGCCATGCTCGGCTACGGGAGGTTGTCTGCGCTCGCCGCCTCTTCCGGCGTCGGTTGCGCTGACGGCTGGAGGTTCAGCGACTCGCGCGTGATGACATCCTCGTGGAGCCTGCGCTGCGGCGCGAGCACCGCTGAGACTCCTGCGCGCGAACGCTCCAAGGTGCTGGCGTAGAGTTGCTTCTTCGCCTCAACGATGGCCGACCGCTTGTCCGCGACACTGAGCGAACCAATCCAGTCCTGCGGCGAGACGGCGATCCCGTAGCGCTTGAGCGCCTTGCCCACGAGTTTCTCATTCGTCGGTCCGCTGGGGCCGAACAGTCCAGCCAAGCCCTGCGATTCGTTCGCTCCCAGTCCAAGCAACGGATCGTAGGCGCGAGCTGTCTGATCCACGGCGCGCTGCGCGTTGCGCTTCGCGAGCGCCTCGGTGCGCGCGTCGATGTCGCCGATGGCGGCCTTCGCGGCCGAGTACCGCTTCACCGAGCCGGCGCGAGTCGTGGCGCGGCGGTCGATCTCCTTCTGGCGCTCGCCCTGCATGTAGACGGACAGTTCGGCGGTCGGGACCTCGGTGCCAGCCTTGTAGGGCCCGATGTCGCGCGTGAGCTTCACGCTGGTCCCGGGGCTGGACCCGGGATGGAGGCGGTCGTATCCGGCGATGTATTCCGGCCCCGTCAGTCCACCGACCTTCTGGCCGCCCGGCACCTGGAGGTCGTAGCGGCCCGTCACCTCGGCTCTGAGTTTCGCGATCTCCGCCCGCGTTTTCTCCTGCTCGAGTTCCGCCGCCTTGGCGCGCAGCCGGTAGTTGGCGCGTTCCCGCAAAGCACGCGCCGCTGCCACGCCGACGTTCATCAAGCCAGCGGCGGTGGTCGCGGAGCCCGGGCCGAAGGGCTCCGGGGCGGGGATCTCGGGCCCAGCTTCGTTCAGACCCTTCGTGACCCCGGCTGCGCCAGCCCTGAGCCGGGCGAGCGCGTGCACCGCGAAGTCGCGCGAGGACGACGCGAGCGACGGCATGGCTCAGTACGCCTGCGGAACGCGGTAGGTGTTGCTCCCCGGCACGCCGCCAGAGGGATCGTAGCCGTAGGCCGAGCCGGAGGCGGTCCCCGAGCCGGCGGCAGCGGGCGCAGCCCCCTTGGCTCCAGCGCCGGGTGCTCCGCCTCCGGCGAATCCGGCGATGCTCCCGACCACGGTGCTCATCGAGTTCCAGAACGCCGCGGTCTGCGCATCGCGGCTCTGCTGCTCTCGGTCGGCGAGATGAGTCTGCGCTCCGAAGGCGGCGAGTGCCACGTTCTGCCCGTAGGACTCGCGGCCCATGCGGATGTTGTAGAGCTGCTCCTCCGCCGACGTGCCGGCCTGCTGGCGACCGTAGGCGGTCTGATCGTTGATGCGCGCGATGTCGCGCTCGCTGGAGGGCGAGCCGGCGAGGCCGCGCGCCTGAGACCGCCGCAGCGCCTCCATGCGTGCGTAGTCGCCGGAGGCGGTGGCGGCTTCAGTGAGGCGCCCGCGGGTGAGTTCGGCGGCGCGGTAGTCCTCTGGGGTGAGGTATCCGGTCGGCCGCGAGGCACGCAGTTCCGCGATGGCCGCGCGGTAGTCGTGGCCGATGCCGCTGTGCTTCCTGCGCCCGAAGAGACCCATCGCTACGCTCCTAGAGCTTGATGATGAAGGCGACCGAGTAGAACGCCGGCTCGCTGTTCACGGTGTCGTGCGTGAGCGTGGCTGGAGTTCCGGTGAAGGTCGGCGCCGGGTGCGTGTGCGTGTTGTCCGCCGCCGTGGTCCCGAGCGCTCCGATCGAGACGCCTGCCGTCGCCGTGGCTGAGACCGCGCTCACCGTGCCAGCGGGCGTGTGCGAGTGGCTGGCGTGTGTGTGTGTCGCCGCCCCTCCGGTGACGCCGGGGTCGACCGCCGCCGCCGCGCCCTTCACGAACTTCGAGCGCAGGTCCGGCCTGCCGCCACCGCCGTCGCACAGCGCCCAGCCGGTCGGGATCGAGGCCAGCACGCCCGACCACATGCAGATCAGCCCAGCCGGGATCACGCCCACGCCGTCGTAGGCGTCCCGCAGCGTCGTCCTGGTCGAAGCCATCGGTCACGGTCCACTCACCTTGAAGGTCGCCACGCAGCCATCGAACGAGCCTGCGATCAGCAGGATTCTCACGCGCGCGGAGGTTGCCGTCCACTTCTCCTTGCCGACCGGCCGCGCCGTCGAGAGATAAGTCTCAGGCGTGGTCGGGTTGTCCCACTCCTTCAACTCGCACAGCACCGGGACCGTCCCGAGATCATGCCCCACATCGAACTCGCGCGCGGTCCCTGGGGCGCCTCCGCCGATCAGATTGACCTTCGCCCACACCGCGTTCTGCTTGCCGACGCGCACCGCCCCAGCGCCGTCGGGGTCGCCGACGCCGAGCGACTTGCTGGTGAGCTCGGGACCGTACAGCGTCCGCACGCCGAGGCCGCGCCGATTCGGCTGGCTCATGCGATGCTCAACCAGTAGACGCGAATCGTGAGGCCGGAGTAGTCGTGGAGCCCCTCGTTCCAGTACTGGAAGTAGTACTGCCCTGTGTCAGTGCGCAGATAGAACCTGACGGTCAGCGCGCCGTCGAAGTTGTTGGTGGCTCCCGAGCGCCGATACTCGATGAACAACGGAATGCCCGTCGTGGCCGTCAGGCCGGTGATGCCCTGGTTGAAACTGAGGGCGGGCGACACGCTGCCGAGCGGGTAGTCGAAGATGTTGAGCTTGAGTTTGCCAGAGACGATCGCTGCCGCTGCGAGTTTGGCCGGCGTGACGCAGCCATCGCGCAGGTGGTTCGTGGTGACGGAGCGGTTCCCATCCACGGCCGCGTCATCGCGCAGCACGCGCGCGTCCACGGTGTCGTCGTCGAAGCGGTCGTTGGGGATGCGCAGGCCGGGGATGCTGGAGAGCTTCGTGCCGACGATGCCAGCGTTGGTGCGGATGTCCTCGTTGCCGATACCGCCCGAGCCCTCGGTGAACTTGCCGGCGCACGCTTGGAAGTTGGCATTGACCTGCGACGCCTTGGCCTTGTTCCCGGGGCCGCCAATGAAGGTGTAGGGGATCGACAGGCTCATCGGTCGTACTCCCGGTCTGGCAGCAGCAGACAGTCGAGGTCGAAAGCGGTGAGCGTGAGATCGGCCGCCACCTGAGCAGCAAGGTTGAGGCGGAAGCGGCGACCCAGCGTGCCGAACGGAACGCCCGCCACCACCGTCACCGGTCCGTCAGCCGCCCAGTCGCCCACATCCCACTCCAGGTCGTTCGGGTTCGAGCCGACGTCCGCCGCCCAGTCGTTGCCGCTGCCAGCGAGCAGCAGTTGGAGCGTCACCGCGGCGTCCGCCGGGTCCGGCGTCAGGACTGCGGAGGCTCCGATCACATCGCCCTCGGCATAGACCGCGAGCCGATCAGCCGCCTTCCATGCGTCCGGCGAGCCGCCATCAAGGAACGGCGTCTCCAGCAGGAAGGAGACGGGATTGCCGCCTGCGCCGCTGGCGGTTTTCTCGTCCTTGAACGAGTCGAAGCCCGCCCAGCAGTGGTACTCGGAGATCGTGACGACTGGCGAGCCGTTGATCGTGTTGCAGTGCGCGGTGGCGGCGCCAGCGATGGTGAGCGTCACATTCTTAGCGGTGGCGGTCGCCGGGTTGCTCATTGAGAGGCTGGTGTCGCCGGCTGCGACGACGAACTGGATGATGGTGGCGCCAGGAACACCCGCCCCCGTGATGCTGGCGCCGCCAGCGATGGCCCCGAACGACGCGCGGTTCAGTGGATCGCAGAACACCATGCTGGCGTTGTTGAAGAGCCCACCGCGCAACTCGATCACGTCGCGCGCTCGCCAGCCGGTGAAGTGCCACATCTGCCGGAAGCGCGCATCGTAGACCAGCATCTCCTTCGCGTAGGAGTCGCTGCCGATCGGATACCAGCCGAGCCAGTAGTCGCCCGCGTGATTGACCATCGTGAGCTGGTCGAGCTGTGCGGTGTTGAGCGTGTCGATGTAGTGGCCGATCTGCTCCCAAGCGAACGGCGAGACGGTGCGACCGTCGAACTTGAAGAGCCCGCCGTCACCCCAGAAGTAGGCGCTGCCACCGATGACCGTCGCCGCGCGCGGACCAGCGCAGCCAGCCTCGGAGCCACGCGAGGGGTCGGCATAGACCACGCTCGTCAGCGTGTAGCTGTCGGGGTCCACGCCCGAGAGCACATGCACGCTGCGCTTCTTCAGGATCAGCAGTTGCTCACCGACGACGAGGCACACCTGGATCGTGTCGCCGTCGTCCTTGGCGATCTGAAAGAGGTTGTCGGCGTCGTAGTTGGCGATCCCGGTGGCTTCGAGGTCGCCGATGGCGTTGCTGGCGTAGAGCCCGGAGCCGGACCAGCCGAACAGCCGCCCGGTGAACGCGCACACGCCATCGAAGTGCGGGGGCTCGCCGTGCACGCCCTCATCGGCACGGTAGCCGAGCGAAGCGTCGGCCCTGGCGTCGGCGTAGGTGTTGCCGGTGCCGTCGGCGACCCACCAGAATGGCCCGGTCGCATCGCCGTTCACCTTGCTGCGCTCGAGCGTCCAGCCGAGGTAGTCGGCGCGCGGCACTCCGGGATCGAGCCCGGTCAGGTTGACGGTCTGGTTCGGCGCCGCGACGGTGCGCTTGGCCGAGACTGGCGAGGTGAGGCTCGAGCCTTTGGCGTAGCGCCAGCGCACGCGGTAGTAGTGGTCGCCCACGTCCACCGCGCCGCCCACGCTGTCGGCGTTGAAGGTCGGCGCGCTGCCGGGCTTTGGCAGCAGGAGTTCTTTCCAGCCCCCATCGTAGAACAGCGGGACCTTGGCTCCGCCGCGCTGGGCCACGATCAGCACGCCGTCGAGGTTCGTGTGCGTCCAGATGTCGGAGCCCGCCGGGTGCCCGCTGGGGAGCGTCTGCACCGGATAGGCGGCGGCCTGCGCCTCGAAGATCAGCGCCGCGGCGCCCACGAACAGCTTGTTGCCGCCGGCCGCGTAGTAGCCCATCAGGCTGTGCGGCTGGTCGGAGAGGATGTCCGTCGAGATGTCGCGCGTCCCCGGCCGAATGCGGCACGCGCGGTGCGGGCGCCCCAGCAAGTTGTCGGCGCGGTGCAGCCACGTCGGCCTGAGCTTCCGCTCCGAGACGCCACCGACGATCGCGCCCGAGAAGTCGGACATGCCGAGGTTGAGCGCCGCCGGGCTCATCGCATCCCCGCCATCGGCGCTCGCGTCGGACGAATCGCCGGGCGCCGATCGTCCACGCGGTCCTCCATCTTGTCCTGCAAACCCTCGGCCACGTCAACGATCCACTGCTTGAGCTCGGCGTCGGCCTCCCCGATGCGGTCGCGGGCGTACTTGGCAGCGATCACCAGCCGACGGATCACGTAGTCCTGGCAGAACTCCGGCAGCGGGAAGATCGCCGAGGGCAGATCGAAGATGCGGTCAGGGATGCCGAAGTAGGTCAGGCGCCCGCCCTGGACCACGGTGGTCGTCGGCTTGCCGACGAGGTGGAACCAGTTGCGGCGCGGGAAATATTCGAGCGGCGGGTCCATCGGCGGATAGAGTCGGTCGGTGCGCGCCGTGAACTCGTCCTCACGCAACTCGTCGAGCTTGAAGAAGGTATTGGCATCTCCGGCGATGGCCTGCGCTTCGAACTTGGTGATGGCGGTCGCACGCCACGGATAGCCGTAACGGTCGGTCGGGAGGGTGTCGAAAAGTCCCTGGAACTCCAGCACGTTCGCCTTCTCGCACAACTCTCGCACCGCTTGGTTGTAGAACAGCACCCATTCCACGTCCCGCACGCGCGTGCGGTTCACGTCGCCGATCTTGAGTGCGGCGTCGGAGATCAGGTAATCGACAGAGAGGCTCACGCCTGAGTCTCCGCGTAGACCGTGGCTGGCGCGCCTGACTCGGTGTAGGCGGTCGCGATCTGCCAAGCGTAGGCGCCGTCGAGCTGGGAGAGGTCGACCGGGCCCCACGGGTGGGTCGTGATCGGATCGCGCAACTGAGCGGTCAGCGTGAAGTCCTGCTGAGCGAGGCCGGTCCTCGTGCTGCGGACTACCGCACCCAAGCCTTCGGAGGTCGCCCAGGTCACGGCGTTCGGGCCGGGCGTGAACCCGAGCGTGGCGAGCCGGATCGTCACTCCCGCGCGCGAGAGTCCGTCGAGACCGTTGAAGAGCGTGACCTCGCCAACGAAGCCAGCCGCCGGGAGGAGGAATCCACCCGCGCCGCCGTCATTGGGGCTGAGCTGGGCATCGGAGTCGAGGTTGAACCTCCAGTCTCCGGCGCCAGCGTCGTAGCTCACGATGAGGCGGTGCCACGCGCCGTCAGCCTGCACGCGGCCGGGGGCCGTCTGCACGCCAACGCCCAGCGGATGTGCCGCCTGCACGCGCCCGCTCGGGCTAATGCCCACGTCCAACAACCGACGCGCACCAGCGCTGGCGTACTCATGGAAGCTGGCGATGGCGTGGCACTCGTCGGCGCTCGCCAACTGGATCGGCACCGAGTCGAGCCGGAACTCCACCACCCACTCCAGCGCTCCGAAGGCCGGCAGGCTCGGCGCGTTCATGTACGCGAGCGTCTGCTGCACCATCGCGAAGTAGGGGCGACCGGTCGAGCGCAGCGCGTAGCCGTTACTCATGGCGTGTCGACGTAGACGAACTCGATCGGCTCGCGGCCACGGATGGCGAACGAGTTGATGTAGTTGATCTTCGCGACGAGGCACTTGAGCTGCCACCAGCCCGGGCGGTACTTGATGCCGCTACCGTCGTCGCCGAACTGCCCCATCGGGATCGTGAACACCTCCAGCGGGTAGCGGAAGTTGTGGATGTAGTACGGCAGGTCGCGCCAGTACCACAGGCCCGTAAGGCGTCCCCAGATGAACTCGTTCTCGAAGTCGTGCGTGGTCTGAAGCGCGGTCGTGACGCCGCCTACCACGCGCCCGCGACTGCGCAGGAAGTTCACGGTGCCGAGCCGCGTTGAGCGCGCCGATGAACTCCACGCCGTGAGTGCCTCGGTGCCGGGACCGTAGGCCCACGGGTTGCCGCCGACGACGTGGCCGACTCCGGTGCCGGGGGCGGAATAGGCGGTCCCGTCCAGTGCACGCGTGGCTCCCGGAGAACTGTTCTGCTGCTCGCCGGAGAACACGACATGCGTGACGCCTGCTGCGGCGAGTGCCGTCGCAAGCGAGTCGGGGTCCGGCATCACGCCGCGCGAGTAGTTCGACGGGATGTAGTCCTCGCCGGCCGTGATGAGCGCAGTGCCGACCTTGGGCGCGAACGGCGAGAGTCGGGCGCCCGCCATGATCGCTCTGATCCCGCAGAAGTAACTCGTGTCCGAGGCTCCGCAGGTATACGGAGGCCACGAGGCGAACATCGTCCGGCTGCGGAGCAGCCCCACCGCGTCCACTGGCGTCGCGAAGGACGAGTTTCCGGCCGGAGCACCCGAGACCGTCCCCACGGTGTTCTCGGGGAAGAAGCGCGCCGCCGTGACGCGCTTGAGCCACGCCACTTCGTCGGGGTACGTCGCCGTCGAGTCGGGGTTGAAGCCGATACTGAGCGGGACGGGCCGACCAAGGTGATCGACGAGACTGTTGAGCGAGTCGGCCATGTCCGTGCTCGGCAGGCCAAGCGCGTAACTGCCGTTCGCATCCGGGAACGCCGCCCCAGCTCCGCCACCGGTCGAGCCGCTGCGGCCGCACGCCCGCGTGATGAGCAGGCGAACGCGCAGTTTCTTCCAGCCCGGCTTCTGCCCGATCAGGACGCCGCCGGAGAGCGAGTCGAGGTGCACGAGCATCGCGGCGCTGAGTGCTGCGTCCCAACTCACGCCAATCGTGCCGGTGTTCGCGAGCGGCCACGCGCACACGATCGGGTTGTTCACCGACCCCGACGGATCTCCGTAAATCTCGAACGCCGACGCCGAATCCGGTGACGCCGTGCTGACGCCGAAGCAGTTGGTGCAGTTCTTGGGGCCGGTGACGCCCGTGTCCACGCCAGTACGCTTGCCCTGAAGCACGCGGTAGGTCTTGTTCGTGGGCGGCGTCGGCGACATTCCGAAGGTGGCCTGGTTGTCCCAGGTGTCGTAGACGATCGAGGTGCCGGGCTTGTAGGCCATGCGCAGGTGCGCGGTGTCGGTGAGTTCGTTGTTCATGGTGCCAGTCGAGCAAGCCGCGCAGCCGCTCCAAACGGTGAAGCCAACCGCCGTGACCGGGCCAGTTACGAGCGTGGGCTTCTTCGGCCAGTAATACTGGTGGAACAGCGAGTCTCCGGTGAACCAGCCGGTGATGTTCGTCACCATCGAGCCACCAAACGACCAGCCCATGACCCACACCGCATCGAAGTTGCGCTTCTCGCCGGGCGTATCGAACGTGGCGTTCCGGGCGCACCACGTCATGTTCTCGAGCACACCGTTATCGTTGGCGACCGACCGGGCCTCCAGAGTCGTCATGTTGATTCCGAGTTGGTCGGCCAACGCCACATCCATGTCGATCTTGCGGAGGGTTTTCTGCTCCTGACCGACCTGGCTACCCGTCGGGCGGATCGCCAGCAAACTGCCAGCAAAGGCAGGCCATGCCAAGACCGCCCCGAAGATCCACGCCCACCACAGACGCGGCTTCATCGGCCACCGAAGAAGTCGAGGCTCACCGCATACGGCTTCTCCTGCGTACCGACCGCAGGCGCGAACGAGAAGTCGAGGTAGGTGTCGACGTGGCGGACGCCGACCGCGAAGTAGGGCGCACCGAAGGTCTGGAACACCTTCCAGATCGTGTGCGAGAACACGTGCGTCGCCAGCCCGAAGCCGGGCACGCTCTGTCCGCAGTTGTCACCGACCCGGGTGTTCTGCCAGGCAATCGGGATCTCGTCGCGGCACACGACCGAATCATTGCAGGCGGGTTGGCCGAGCGTCCCCACCGTGTCGGAAACTCCCGGGGCTGCTGCCGTGGTCGTGCCGGAGCGCGGGCCCACCGCCCACAGGCCGCGCGCCGAAGTGTCGCTCCCTGCGTAACTGTTGCCCCACACCTTCATCGCGAACAGCGCCGACGCCACCGAGTCGCACGTCGCCGCCGTGCCCCTCACCGGGTCGATGTTGATGGTGATGCGCACCGCGATCCAGGTGAGCCCCTGGACCGGATACGCCGCCGTCGAGTCCATCCAGATTTCCGGCGTCGCGCCGTTGCCGGGGACGTGCCACAGGCGGGTGTTGAGCGCGGGGGACTGAGCGAGTTTGTAGAGGTGCGAGGGGTTCTGCTCCTGGGTTTTCTGGAAGCCCTCGGGCGTTACCGCGACCGGAGTCCACACCGGACTCACGAGTGTGCCAGAGTTGCCCTGCATGTTGACGGGCGTTGCAGCAAAAGCGGGCGCCGCCAGCAGCAGCGCCAGAATGATGGTGCCGTACCAGCGGCGCATCGCCTTGTCTCCTTCGTCAGACTCCTAGTTCGGATTCACGATCAGACCCGCGTGGGCCGTGCTGCCGGTCCCCGGAGCCGCGACCGTGTTGGTCTTGAGGCACACCCCGAGCACCAGGCCCGTGGTCGTGTTGCTGGTGATCGAATCGACCGCTCCGGCCGTCGCGGACCCGCCGAGCTTGTTGCCGACGGTGATGGCTCCCGCCACGGTCTTGACGGTCGTGAGACTCCCGGCTCCAGCCACGAGCCCGACCTTGTTGATGCCGATCGGCTCCAGCGCGACGCCGAGCCACATGACGTTCGTGGTCGCCGACACGCGCAGCCCGGCCAGTGCGAGCGACTGCGGAAGGTCCGAGGCAGGAGTCGCCCCGGCCGCCGTGGTCTCGAGTCGCGGGAGAACTCCGTTCGTCGAGTCCCAGCGGACGGCTTCCGCCAGCGTCATTGCCGCAGAGTCGGTGTTCTTGACGTGGTACATCACGCCGACGACCGCCGTCCCGGTCCAGAGGATCGTGCCGTCGGAGCCCCGCACCTGCACCTGAGATTCCAATCCAACTGCGATGGGCAACTACGTCACCCCCCTTACGACACGCCCGACGTGTCCACCTGATCCTGGACACCGTTGGCGCGCGGCTCGGAAACGATGAACTCACCGCGCCACAGGATGTAGGCGGTGCGAACCATCTGGTTGTGCGGCTTGCGGAACGGCTCGAAGGCGAAGTCGGCCCGGCTGTCCACCCACAGCCGAACGCTCGGCTCGTGGAGGTAGTAGACCGTCTCGACCTTGCCCGACGTCCGCGGTGCCTTCTCGTCCTGCACCCACACGGCGGTGCGGAACATGAAGTTCTCGAACCCCGACTTGTAGAGGTCGGCGTTCTGCTGCGGCTTCACGTAGCGCTCGTTCTTCACGAGGCTGTAGTGCACGTCCGACCACGAGCCGACGTTGCTCGCGATCATCGTGGGCGCCTTGCCGCTGGCGAGTTTGATCTTCGCGAACATCCGCGAGATCGGCATGAAGTTGTCGCCGCAGTAGGTGCCACCAGCACCCGTGGTGTAGGCCGTGTTGTCGCCCTGGTGAATCCACCAGTTGTTGGTCTGCGTGCCGCCGCCCGAGCCGTCGTAGCGTCCCTGGCGGCTGATACCGCCGTAGACATTCGCGGGCAGGACGCCGGGCGCAGCTCCGGTGAACGGCTTGAGCGCGTAGGCAAGGCCGGTCAGCGCCTTCACCTCCGTGCCGTCGTTGAACATGTTGGTGCCCATGCCGTCGAAGAAGGTGTTGCGCGCCCACTCGCCCTTCGACTCCATAAGGTCCATCACCTGCTCCGGGCCGGAGACCGTCATCTCCTCGTCCCAGTCGATCGTCAGGTCGACGTTGGCGTTCTTGGGCACGAACTCCGCCGCCTGGAACGGGTCGCGGATCGTCGGCGCGAACACATCCGCACCCGCGAACCACTTGAGCCCGCCCTGCGTGCGCCATCCCAGCGGAACCACGATGCGGCGTCCTCCTGTGAAATTCTTCGAGCGCCCCTTCATGCGCATGAACAGGGCGTTCGACAGGAAGATCTGATCGTGGATCATCGGGATGATGTAGTCCTGGACCATGACGTTGGCCTGGTTCCAGGGGAAGCTGCTCGTCATCCGAGATCACTCCTTTACGGTCGACGCTTCACGCCCAGCAGGCGTTCGCCTGCGGCCTTGATCGCCGACTCCATTGTGGTGTTGGGACCGGGCTTCCACGGCTCCGCGGGGGCAGCCCCGCTGCTGCCGGTGTCCACGATCGTGGCGACGGGCTGGGTCTTGCCGCCGGAAGCCGCACCGGGCTTCGCAGCGGTGGCCCCGTTCGTCCCGACTCTCACGGCGTCAGGGAACACCACGCGGGTGGCCTGAGCGAGCGAGAGTTGCCTGCCGAGATCGGGATGCTGGAGGAGGTAGTCCTCCACTTGGTCCACGTGCTCTCTCGTCATCGGCTTGCCGCCGACGCGGTAGTCGTTCATGAGGGCCACCTCTTCGGCGGCCAACTTGGTGTCCTCGCGCTCCACGCGATCAGCGTGGGTGGCGCTGCGCTGCGCGGCGAGATCCTGCTCCGCCTGCTGGAGCCGCTTCGCGAGGCCCTGCACCACGGGGTCGTCGTGCGCGAGCGCGGCCTTGAGGAGTTCATCCTCTTCGGCCTTGGTCTCGGGCTCGGGTTCCGCCATGCGGCGCGAGATGGTCTCGGTGAGCTCGCTGATCTGCTCGCTGATCTGGTCGAGGCTGAGTTCGTCCTCGGCGGGCTCGGCTGCCGGCTCGGCCTCGGGGGCGTCGGGGGCCGGCTCTGGCTTCGCCTCGGGCTCCGGCTTCGCAGCGTCGGCGGCCGGGATGCCCTCGGCCTCGCGCTCCTCGGCGCTCAGGCTGGCGTAGAAGTCGGTGGTGTTCGCATCCGCCCTCGCGGCGGCGTCACGCGGCATGGTGAAGTTCGGAAGGTTCGGCATGGTCACATCTCCTCAGGGAAGATCGGCTGCGCTCCAGCGTCGGTTCCGAGCGGCTCGGCTCCGGTCGCGTTCATGTCCATCGGTGACTGCGGCGCGCCCTCTGGCCCGCCCGGCCCCTGCGGCGGCTGCGCGCCGACGCCGATCCCGCCGAGCGCCTGCGCACGCGCCTGCACCTCATGGAAGAAGGCCGCGAGGATGCGCTGCTCGTTCACGTCGAGCTGGCGGTCGGCGAAGAGCAGCGCGAGCCCCTGCCGCGCCCACTGCTCCAGACTCAGCGTGGGGCGGTCTGGCGGTGCTTGCGCCGTCGGGCTGACGCCGGTTTCAGGTGCGAGTCCCATCAGCGTCTCCTCTCGCCGGGGTCTCCGCGTGGCGGGGAACCGCCAGGGTTGTTGATGTAGCAAGGGAAGTAGACGAGCTTACCGCTGCCATCGTTGGACTCGATGCCGAGGTTCAACAGCCCGGGCGCGGTGCCGGTCCCGGTCGGCGTAAACGTCAGCGTCACGAAGCCAACCGCCCCAACACCCACCGAGAGCGTGTCCTGTGAAGCGGTGAGCAGCGGCGTCGAACCACCGCTTGAGTTCTGAGGCGTCATGTGCGAGACGCTCAAGACGGTGGTGCCGAAGTTGAAGATCCCCACGTCCCAGGTCTGCGCCGAGCCCTCGTCAGTGAAGTAGGCAGGAGCGCTGAACTGGATCACTGGGTAGCCCGCGAATGGCAGGGCACCGATGTCTCCGCCCGCGAGGTCGTGCGAGCGGGCCTGCGAGGGGGTGGTGATCGTGGGATCGAAGGTCGCGAAGATCGAGTCGCGGAACCACGGCGACCCGTAGTAACTGGAGTCGTCGCAGCCCACGCACCACTTGGTCGTCCAGGCGGTGTTGGTGCCGGGGCGCTGTCCGCGGTCTCCGTTCTGCCACTGGAGCAGGATGCTACGGACTCCCACGGTGTCGTTCGGGTAGGAGCAGCCGATGGCGGTGCCATAGTAGGCGTAGAGGTTGCCCTCGGAGCGCAGATGGGCCGAGTGCGTGGCCTCGGTGACGAAGAACGTAGAGTCCGCGACGCGGATTGAAACGAAGAACGCGCTCCGGTAGTTGCTCTGGTTGGGGCACGAGTTGGTCGGCGCGC